CATATCCCATTCTATAAAAAACCAAACCCTTATGTGGGTCTTGAAAAATTTGTTAACTGGGAAACCTGTGGCATTATACGCGGTAACATGATATCTGAAAAAGATTACGCAAAACTTTCAGATGTGGATAAGAAAAAATGTTATGAATTTGAAACTGAAGATGGAAAAATTGCATATGCAATGCCTAAAGACACTGCCAGAAAACTTGTATGCAAACATCTTAAGGGTGAAATTCCTATCTCAGAACTTTATACTGATAAAGTCTTTACACCTGAAATTCTTAAACAACTTGATGACAATATTATAAAGAAAACATTCATGCTTCCAAGCATAGAATCTCTTGAGGACTTAGCAGAGGTATCTGGAGATCTTTTAGACGGGGCTGAAATGGGAGATCCTAACATTGATAATGAAGTTGATATTTCTGAACTTGATAATTTCGAAGTTCCGGAGATATAAACATCTTCTATTTAACAGTTATTTAAGGTCTGGAATAAAACTTCAGACCCTTTTTGATTTATAAAAATAAACCATTTTTATATGAAGCCCCTTGATATATCAAATGTAAAAATTAAAAATCTTATGGGAATTATCGAAGAACCAACCCACGAAGATCTTTTATTTGAAATTGTTTATTTTTTAGACGAAGAACGAAGATATGATCCAGAAACATCACAATTTAAGCCCAAGGAAGCATATTTTAAAACACGAACAAGAATTTTAAAATCCCTTTCAGATGATTTGGATAGGTTGGTTGAAATGGGATACTTAGAACGAGTAAAGTACTCAAATTATCGTGTAGTAAAACATTTATGGGAAAAAGAGATATAAAACAAAATTATTTTAAACAATGAGTGTTACTTCATTTCAGGAACAAGTTTTTTATCATTATATCTTAGGCAATCAAATTTTTCTTAATACGACAAAGCCGGAGTTCTTTATGAATGCAAACATTAGAGAACTTTTTAAAATTGCTAAAACACATGCCTTAAGATATAAAGAAGCTCCTTCAAAGGAACAAATGATTCAATTGGTTCAGTTACAAGGACTAAGTGAAAAATATCCTGATGACCTTATATCATCATTATACAATGCAAAACAACTTTTAACACAATACGGAGATGAATGGTTAGAAGATAACGTAGGTCCCTGGATCCAGGTTCGTAACTTGGATAACGTTATGCGTAAAGCAATTGCGTATATGAAGACAACTGCAGTTACAGCTGATAATGCCGGTGAAGTTGTTGAGAAAATACGTCATATGCTTTCGACAGAAACTGCTATTGACTTTTCGTTTAATCTCGGAACAAGTTTCTTTGACCCAACATCTCACTTACAAACTCGATTGGCAAGGACAACTTCGGGATATAATTACATTGATATATGTACTAAAGGCGGATATTGGAAAGGAATGCTGATGGTCCTTTTTGGGATGCCAAAAGCTGGAAAATCGATGTGGTTGTGTAACTTAGCCGCAAAATCAGTGTTAAATGGGTATAATACAGCATATATAACATTAGAACTTCAAGAAGAATTGGTTCATATGCGTATTGGTGCAAATCTTTTAAACGTGCAATTAGATAATTATGAGAACTTTACAAAAGATCAGGCATTATTAAAACAGAAACTGGGAACACTTAAACAACGCCATTATTTACAACCATTAGGTGAATTGCATGTTAAAGAATTCCCAACAGCATCTGCTTCAGCCAATGATATTTCAGCATACTTGAAAAAAGCCCAAGAAACTTTAGGACTTAAGTTTGATAATGTTTATATTGATTACATTAATATCATGAGAAATTGGAGAAATCCTAATTCAGAAAATACGTATCTTAAGATAAAACAAATTTCTGAAGATATACGTGCAATGGGTCAAGAAAATGATTGGGCGATTATAACCGTGACCCAGACGAATCGGTCAGGCTGGGAAAATGACGATTTGGGATTAGGCTCAATTGCTGAATCTGCAGGACTATTACATACAACAGATATTCTTTTTGGAATTATTACAACTGCTGAAATGAAAGCGGCCGGTGAATATTATCTTAAATGTTTAGCAAATCGTGTCGCAGGATATGAAAATACACGAAAAAAGTTTATAATGGAATGGCCGTATGCTCGAATTGAAGAAGATAGTAATGCACGTATTGAAGATTTGGAATTTTTTATAAATAACTTTCGCTCAGGACAAAAACAACCAAGAGGTCAAGAACAAAACAAAGAACGATCTATAGACATTCATTCTGCTATAAATGCCAATATATCAGCACTTGAACCTCAGGCTTCAGAAAATCCCGATTTTAAAAATATAAACGTTACAGGATCTAATTTATTTTAAATATATAAAACATGAAAAAGGAAGGAACTAAAGCCGAAATGTCGTTTATTGAAGATGAACACGTAGGAGAAGATTTTGGCTCAACGATTAAAGTAGAAGGCAGTGTTTTTCATTTATACGAAGATCAATTAGGAGATAACATTGTTGAAAATAGGATCATAAAAATGTTAGACAATGAAATGTTTGACATTTTTAAATCGTCTATCTATTATGAAAAATATCGTAAACGTAAAAAAGCTGATAGTAATGACAGAGTAAAAATGTATTACTACTTTAAGGAAGAACTTTTAAAGAGACGGCAATTTACAAACATGGAAATTTTTATTGCCTTTGCCGAATTTTTTGATATTAATTACACACAATTGTATTCTGAGATTGGAGTTTTAGATAAAGAAGGTTTGCTTCGTGAATTAAACGATAAATACGGATTGGCAAATAAAATTAAAACAAAAAGATTATTTTAAAAATAAAATATTTTTATGAGTAATTTAAAACAATATAAACTTGATACAGAATACATACCATACAACCGAATATTTTTATTATCAGACTTACACTTTGGCGTTCGTGCAAATTCACTAGAGTGGCTTCAAAATCAAAAATCATTTTTTCAAGATTTTTATATTCCCTATCTTAAGAAAAATTATAAAGAAGGGGACATACTTTTTATTCTTGGTGACTGGTTCGATAATAGGCAATTGCTGGATATTTACGTAATGAATACATCCATAGATATTGTTATCGAATTATCGGAGATATTGCCAGTGTATTTTTTAACAGGGAATCATGATATTTATAAAAAATATAACACAGATGTTAACTCGATAGTGGCATTTCGTCATATTCCTAACGTAAGTATTTATCAAAAACCTACTATTCTTACAAACAATAACAACAAAATATTAATATTGCCTTGGATAGGAAATAAAGAATCTGAAGAAAACTATGCTCGGGCAAACAAATTTGATTATATATTTGCACATTCTGAAATAATGGGTTTTAAATATGATAATGGACGTGAAATTAAATCAACTTCAGTAGACTTTAGAAAATTTCGAAACATTAAAAGAGTTTTTTCAGGACATATACATAAAAGACAAGAATTAGCCAATATCGTGTATATAGGATCTCCGTATCATATGAAACGCAGTGATATTGGAAATACTAAGGGCATATATATTTTTAACCCAAATGAAAATACTTTTGAATTTATTGAAAATAATTATTCTCCCTTATTTCAACGTGTTACTCTTGAGTATATTTTAGATCTTTCTTTAAATAATACTGTAAAACTACTAAACAATAATTACACTGATATTATAGTTCCTGATAAATATGTTCATACATTTAATCTTACTCGATTCTTAGATATAATAAAAGAATGTAAATATAAGAAAATTGAAGCTGCAACTGAAAGAAAAAAGTTTGAAGATGAAATTACTGAACTTGCAGAAGGAGTAGACATAAGAGACATACTTTCATTGCTTGAATTAAGCATTGAAGATTTGGGACATCAAGCTGAGATTCTTGTTAAATTGAAATTAATGAATAGACGCTATTATGAAAGAGCCAGTCGTGAAGATGTCGAATAACAAGATCGATAAAACTGGGGTTTAAATTAATTATATAAAATAAAAAGGATATTGTAATGAAGAAAAAGAAAATAAATGAACCTGTTGGTCGTCCAGTCTTTCCTTCTGAATTTGAATCTGACCCAGATTGTTATGTAATATTTGCAACTAATGGGTTAATGTTAGGAAGAATGATTGCAGCTTCTAAAGGGCAATATTGCGTAGAACATCAAGGAGATCTTGTTATATTTAATGCAAATGTTATAACTAAAACTCATGGGAAGGTTTGGTATGGCGACTTAAATGTAAATTTAGATTTTGATAACTTAAAAAATGTAGCAGATACTATAGGAGAGGATTTATATATTTTAATGGAAGGCGATGCTCGATTTGGTTATGAAAATGCACCTATAGATGAATTAATTGCTAAAGCTAAGGCTGTTATTCGCTGTAAGGTTAAAACAGAAGAAGACAATAAAAACTCTAAAAAGAAAACAAAAAAATCGTAAAAGTATGGCACTAATAATTACTGCTCCCGAAGAAATATATTCGGTGCAAAATAACAAAAATGTTAAAATGTTTTTGGCCGGCGGGATAACAAATTGCCCAGATTGGCAAAGTTATGTTGTCAATGAACTAAAAGACATAGAAAATCTTACGGTTTATACGCCTCGAAGAAAGAATTTTCCTATAAATGATCCTAATGCTGCTGAAGAACAAATTGCGTGGGAATTTCAGCACCTAAAAGAGGCAGATATTCTTTTCTTTTGGTTTTCTAGAGGTTCATTGAATCCCATTGTTTTATATGAATTGGGAATGTGGTGTAATTCAGGTAAAAAACTTGCTTTAATAGGAATTGATCCTGAATATGAAAGAAAACAAGACGTTATCATTCAAACAAAACTTGCAAGACCTCGTGCAGTATTTTTCGATTCATTAGAAAAAATGATCGAAGAAGTAACTTATCTTTTTACAAATATTTTTACAGAGGAGGAAGAAGAGTGAGACAAAGAAAATCAATGAAAATAACATCTAAAAAATATGTAATTTTTCACGATGAAGATTTAGCACAATTCGGAGGTCTTTATATTCCTGAAGAAATTAAAAAGAAAAAGAAAACTTCTTCAATAAAATTGTCTAAAATTTTTCAAAAAAGAAGTTAAAATAAAAATTGTAAAATATGCGTTTGCATAAAATTTCTTGGAGAAATATCGGGCCATTCGGTAATAAACTTCAGACACTTGAACTTCCAGATGAAGGTGGGCTCTGGATGGTGTTAGGGAAGAATGGAAATGGGAAATCATTTTTCGTTAACCTCCCAAAAATTCTTTATTATGGAAAACTAGACAAATTCAAGAAAGATGAAATTGCAAATCGCTTAAATAAACATGGATACATTAAAGGGCTTAATGAAACATCGCCCGGAACTTATGTTACAATTGAACGAAATTTATCACCTTCAAGCCTTACTGTGTGGAAACATACAGAAGACGAGGAACCCAATGATAATAATGATATTGGAAAAGCTGGCATTGTAGATTACCAGACATATATAGACACAGAGGTCACTGGATTGCCCTATCATATCTTCTCGAACATCATATCATTAAGTATTAATGATTTTAAATCTTTTATTTCAATGACCCCTAATGATAAGAGAATCATTATAGATAAATTGTTCGCAATGGATATTATTAACAAGATGAATCAGCTTGTTAAATCCGATTTAAGAGATATGAAATTTAATATGGATGCTTTTGACAGAGATATTATTACAATAAAAAATAATATAGACGTTGCTGTTAAAGAACTTCAAAAACTTCAAGTTAAATTAAACGAAGATAACAGTTCAAAGATTTTAGAATTAGCGGCAAAACTTGAAGAATACAAGCCTAAACTTCAAGAAGGTTATGATAAAAAGAAAGAATGGGAATCAAAGAAAGCAGACATATTAAAATCTCAAACTGTGTTTGTTAGGCAAAAGGCAAAAGTTTCTCAAGAACTACAGCATCTTCGAAATCAAATAAATCTTTATAACCAAGATAAGTGCCCAACTTGTGCTACTCCTTTTGATGATGCAAGATTCGATTTAATTAAAGAACAACTTCAAGAAAATATTAAAACCGAGGAAAAAGAAATCGAATTAATAAAAGAAAATGAACAGAAATACAACATGGCTCTTGAAAATGTTAATCAAGGACTTGTTAAAATAGATAATTTTATTATTCAAATTCAAACATCATATAAACTTGTTGAGGCTGAGTTAACAAAATTAAAATTAAATAAATCTGCAGAATTTGAAAGCATACAAAATATTATATCTGAAAATAAAGAATCATTAATCAAAAAATCAGATGACAAATTAAAATACGATGAAGAATACAAGTATCTTACAGTGTTAGAACAATTGTACTCTGATGCCGGTGTTAAAAAGAAAATTCTTGAAAGTTATTTGCCAACATTGAATAAAGAAATAGAATATACTCTTAATGAACTTCATTTCCCATATCGTCTAATATTTGATTCAGATTTTGAGCCTAATATGTCACATTTAGGAGTTGATATTAGTGTTGATACATTGAGTACGGGTGAAAAGAAAAGAGTAGATCTTGCAGTTTTAATTTCAATCATTAGAATGCTTAAACATAAATATCCTGGACTAAATATATTTATGTTAGACGAGGTTCTTTCCTCTATTGATGGTGATGGCATATATGATATTATAGGATTACTTCAAAAACTTTCGAGAGAAATGGCCATGAACATATTTGTTATTAATTTTAGCCCACTCCCGATTGAACAATTTGACTATAAAATTGAAATACATAAAAATGCAGGATTTAGCGACTTAACAATTGAAAAATTAAACGAAGGAGATTAATTCTCCTTTTTCATTTTTGATATATAAAATAAAATAGTTAATGAGAGCTAAATTCGTAGATAGAAATAACGATACACCATTTGCAACTCATAGCGATCTTAGAAATAATGAAAGAACAGCGCATTATCCGCTAAGTCGTATCCAATACGAAAATTCAGATGATTGGGATTGGGATATACCAATGCCTTGTCCAGCATGTGGAAGAGATACTCATGGAGAATACGAAAGAGGTGTTTGTTATAAATGTGCAGAACAAGGATTTTGGCTTGATAAATTCGGAAGAGTTCATAACTATAGAAGCAGAATTAGACCTGTTAAACAATATGAATCTAAAAAATAAAAGAATATATGAAAAGAATAATGATTGAAGAATCTTTATATGAATTCGCTAAACGTGGAAGACCCAGAAAAAATGCAAAGGGACCTATAAGAAAATCTTATGGTATTGATACAACTGATGCATGGGACGATATTGAAGACGATGAAACAATTGACATGGATGATATAGATGTTGATACATCTGATATGGAAAATGCAGAGGAAATAGCAGTTGAAGATGAAGATGCATTTGATAATAATTTATTTAGAGCATTGAGTAATGAGATTAAAGCGCCTGAATTTTCAAGAAGAACTCTTGTATTTAGGCTAAAAGGAGATCTTTCAAAAATTCAAAATGGTGTTCCTATGGCAAAAATTGGAGATAATGCATTTTTATTTAAGCTTAAAGATGGCAAATTAAAAAAGATCTTTCTTAAAGACATTATTCTTGAAAACAAAAATATTTCTAATAGAGCTCGTATGGTATTTGAAGATTATGATGATACAGACGTAAAAGAATCTCGTAGGTTTGATCCTCAAACAGATGAAGAAATTCCTGAACATGACTGTTCAAGATACATAAATAGACATGGGCAATGTATGTACTGTGGAAAATGGGTTGAATCTGAGGATGAAGATTTTGAAATTTAAAATAAAAATATAAGCATGAATCACTACTTAAAACATTTTATTGCTGGAGCAATTATATCTTTAATTACTCTTGTATTTTTTGTATTATTTGTTCATGTTCCTGTCTATGGATGGGATGCTGGAGTAGCTGCAATACTTACTGTTGCTGCAGGTGCAGGAAAGGAAGTTATATGGGATAAATGGCTTAAAAGAGGAACTCCCGATTACTATGATTTTTTCTACACTATATGTGGGGGTTGGGCCACGATATTTCTTTGGAAAATTATTGAATTATTTTTCATATGAAATTAGTCAGAGAACATTTGAATGAAAAGAAACAAGAATCATATACGATGGATGATCTTTCGTATGAATTCATTACCGATATTCTTAAATTAGGAACAATGGATAATCTTTTCATTAAATTTCTCGAAAAGAAAAAAATAAATCAAAATTATTTAACGGATCTTATGAAAGCTGTAATTAAACGAATTGAAAATAAATGGATATAAAATGAAAGCAAAATTTGTAAATGAGAATTCTTATGATAGAATGACGCCTGCCGATTATGGATTTGAAGCAGCAAGAAAAGAAGGATATGATGATCAAGTGTATGCACTTTTAAAAATACAAGATTATAGTACTGGAAATAAACCTAAAGTTTCTATAGAAGCAATGGGTTCAAGAGAAGATATTGTAAATTTTAAAAAAGAATTAGAAAACAGAAACAAAAGACGTAATTATTCAGTACAATACTATTACTCAATCCAAAGAGTCCCAAAAATACTTTAAAGAATATGAAATTAAAAAGGCTTAAGAAAACTTAAGCCTTTTGTTGTCATAAAATTTAAAATAAAATATAAATGACAATTGAACAAATTAAGCTAAAACTTGAAGAATTTCGAACAATTTTTCTTGGTAAAAATTTTGTTTGGCGAAAAGGACAACAAGATGTAATAATAGAAGTTATTAAGACTTACTTTGATAAATCCAAGAATGTTGTAATAATAGATGCCCCAGTGGGTAGTGGTAAATCATTAATTGGTATGGCTGTTGCTTGGATTCTTAACGAACAAAAGCTTAAAGGATACATTCTTGCATCTGATTTATCTCTTCAAGAACAATATGAAAAAGATTTTGATCGTTTTAATTTACACTGGGGTTCAATAAAAGGTGTGGATAATTATCTCTGCATTGACAATATGGAAAAAAATTCCTTAGGAACTTGTAGAATTCGAAATAAACCCCCACGCACTATGCCTTGTTATGATTCATGTCCCTATTTTGTGGTTAGAGATTTAGCCTCAAAATCGCCTACAGCATTATTAAATTATGCATATTGGTTGATCATGCAAAATTATGTTAATAAAACTATTGATGAGCCTTTATTTCCGCCAAGACATTTTACGATATGTGATGAAGGGCATAAAATTCTTGACATAATTCAAAACCATTATTCCCCAAGATTTGATCCTAAAACAACTGAAAAACTTGAGAAATTAACCGAATTTTTTGCAGTTTTTAAAGTTAAAGATCATTATATAGATTATAGAAATATTCAACGATGTATTGAAAAATTATTTAAAACAGAAAATCAAGATAAACTTCACGAGATACTTTTAGAAATAGAAGAATCATTTGAAGAATATCTTCCATCCATAGAAACATTAAAGACAAAGGTTAATGATGATTATCCTGATACTGATCCTCCAAAGGAATGGAGAGAAGCCCTTTGGTTATCAGACTGGTTAAAAGATTTGCATTGTAAAGTTGAAGACTTTAATGAAATTATAGACAAAACTTCAGTAAGAAATATTGTTAAAAACCCTACAGGTGAAAATGAATTAACATTTAATTGTCTTCAGGAATCTTATATGATGCATAAGTATTTTCACCAATGGACGGGTTTTACAATTTTAATGAGTGCTACATTTGCAGACCCTACAAAATATTTAAAAAGCATTGCGCTTAAAGATGCTAAGTATATAAAAATGGAATCGACTTTTGACTTCTCAAAATCACCAATATATTTTTATAATCAAAGAAGAATGACTTATAATCAAATAGACGAAAATCTTCCTTGGTTATTCAGTAAAATAAATGAAATTCTTGAACATCATCATAATCAAAATGGTGTTATACATACTGCATCTTATGACTTAGCGCTTAAAATATTTGTAGGACTCAGTAATAAAAATAAGAAAAGAATACTTGTGTATAATGGTTCTGAAGAAAAAAGGCAAGTACTTGAAATATTAAAAAGAAATAAAAATAAAGTAATAATGGGTCCATCATTACTTGAGGGATTAGATTTAAAAGATGATTGGTCTCGTTTTCAAATATTTGCTAAAGTTCCTTATTTATCTTTAAGCGATAAATTTGTTGCTACAAAACTTAAAATTGATCCCGATTGGTACCGGTGGAAAGCGATAATTAACGTACTCCAGGGCAGCGGTCGTTCTGTAAGAAGTGAAACAGATTGGGCTATTACATATATGCTTGATGGTGCATTAGCAGATTTAATTCATAATAATAGAAAAGCCTTTCCTCCCGAATTCATGAAAAGAATAGTGGTTGTTGAATAGTAATGAATAAATAAAATAAACGCTAAAATAAATTCATGGCATTACATAACAGATATAATAACGAAAATATACTTGTTCGTGCAGTTATTGCCGGATTGCTTAATATTCTTAATAACAAGATTACATATGAACAAGTGTGGTCTAATGAAGATATTGAAACAGTAGAAGTTCCATGGTATTATAACATGTCAGGCGATGAAAGATTCATGCAAGATTTTTATACACATTATGGAGATTGTATAGCCCCTAAACCCGCAGATGGAAATTTTGACATGATACCTCGAGGTGTAATCACTTATACTGGTTCTGAGATTGATTCTGCTCGAACAACTTCTCGTTATGTTCAGGCAAATTTCCTTAAAGAAGTTAATGGACAATTACAATCTTTTAGGGCATTTCTTTATCTTATCCCTCTTAACGTAAATTTTGATTGTGAGATTTGGCTAGATACGCAAATAACCGGATTAAAAGTCGAACAAATGATAAGAGAGGTTTTCTACAAAACTATCACATTTTATATTTTCTATAAAGGACTAAGAATGGGTTGTTCAGTAGGATTCCCAGAAAGTGTTACACTTGAGAAAAATATTAATTATTCGTTTGAACAAGATAACAAAATAAAACTTACATTTAATTTACAAGTTGAAGCCTATCAACCGGTGTTTGACAACACAACTGAAGTTGAAGCAGATTCTTACATGAAAGGAATTGGATACAGATTAGTAGATAAAAAAGACTTAGATAATGATGGCGAAATAATTATTACTACAGATTACAACAATAAGATTGTTCCTAAAGGCATACCACTTGTAATTGAATGGGACTATAAACAAGAGAATGCTGTCATTAATAGAGTAGATGTTGCATGGACTTTAACAACGGACAATGTAAAAACCAATATCGAAAAGGGTGTAATTAATCATGAATATTATGTCTGGAATATCCCTGATACATTTACAAGTTTTAAGCCTCCTCAAATAATATGGGACACGGAATCAGCAGTTAAAGCATATAGAGAACCTGTAATTAGAATAGCGCCTAATATATCTACAGGAGAAATTGATACTTTATCATTTTATGTTGTTGATAGTGGCTATTTTGTATCTCCAATGGCAGATACTTCTATAAATGCTATATTAGAAATGAGAGACACGAATAACAGAGTTGTGTATTCAGGAGATGCATCATTATATTTTAATATTGTTGATTACCAGATAGATGAAAATGATCCTGTTACGTTACCTTATGGGAACATTATTTATCCGGGGAATATTGATTACAAGACAATTAACTTATATGTAATTAATTCAGTAGTGGGGCATAGCGTATCATTATCCCCTTCTGATAATACGCAACCTTACGGGGTTATAACGAATTTAACTATTGTATAAGATTTGGATAAAATTTTCGAAAATATTAAAATATATAAATAAAATTAATATCATTAAATCAAATAATTATGTGGCTATGATAGCAAAAATTAATGAATTAAAGACAAAAACGTCTATAAATGAAGTTAAAACATTATGCGAAACAGCAATTAGCGCAATTAGTTCCGCAATTTATAATGGAGTTACATTTGACGCTCAACATGAAATTGAAAGAGTTGCATTATATAACCTATTTGAAGGATTAAATAAATATGCTTCCAATTCTTATATTAAAGAATGGGTTGATAACCAAAAACGAATATATAGTGTTAAAAATTTAGGCGTTAGAACTGCAGTAAATAGATTAATCGAAAATGAATCTCGTTTTGACCCAACATTATCAATAGTTCTTGAAAATTTTCGAAATAAGGTTGAACAAAATATACCGGAAGTTCTTCTTTATGAAGAATTTATTTCTGCATTATCGGGCTTTAATTACTTACCAGCAGTTAACACAGAATTAAATGCTGTTGCTAGCCGTGTTGATCAGTATAAGAATGATGTTGATATTTCAAAGATAATTGCTACTATGGCAGAAACAAGAAGCAGTTATTTACTTCCTGTTATTGAGGATGTAGTTGAAAACTATCTTAATAAGAAAACTGAACAAAATAAGAGTTCTCTTAAAGAAACTCTTATTAAATTTAGTTATGATCCTTTTATTAGAGACATTTTAAACATTGTAACTCTTGATGCTACACAGCTACAATTAGAATATAATAACGCACAGTGTGATATTGATGATAAACTTTTTTCACCTATTCTTTATTTAGGTGAAAATGAAGCTCTTTTTAATGTTCGTGGTTCTTACTATGTTAAAAAAGGAAACAATGTGCACAAGATTAAAAACGCTGATGTAAATAAACTTGATGAATCTTTCAGAGCACTTTGTGATATTATTAATCTTCCAAACGTAGAAATTTCTAAAAAAGACATTAAAGTTTATATTGGCAATAGAGAAGCAGAATTAACTGAGAATAAAACTATAATCGACGGGCAAGAATTTTCAGCTAAACAAATAAATGAATCTGTTAAAGTTGCCGAATGGACAGGCGATGTTGAATTCTTTAAGATGATAAATTTACTTAGAGAAAATTTTGATGAAATTGCAGAACTTGATTTTGTTAAAAGAGTTTATCTTAAAGAAAATGCAAATCATGCTGCTGACATATTCAAATTAAGAGATAACATTTTTATCACCACATTTGATCCTGTTAATGATAAGACAACATTCTATCGTAATATTAATCCTATTCAGGCTGAAAAGATCATGATGGAACATATGAGATATGATGTTTCTAAGACGTTTGAAGATATTCTTCCTAACAAAGAAAAAATATTGAATGAAATCAATGAAACCAAACAAGAATACAATAATTATATTTCTGAGTTACGAGGAAAGATAGATTTATTTTCAACGTATGGTCCTGAACATTTTGTTGCATCAGAAGTAATTAAATCACTTCAAGAAGAATTAACAGAAGTTAAAGAAGAATATAAAAAATATCTTAATGAAATAGAATCATTTACAAGCGTAACTGAAAATTTAAACATAACTGTTCAAGATGACCAAACAGGAAAATCATATACAGTTGTAGTTCCTACAGGTGCTATGGCAGCTAAAGGTTCTGGAACTCAAAATGAACCTGGAACTGATGCTGAAGGGGATGAATTCGGGACTACAGTAGGAAAATCAAGTATAACTGATCCTGTTGCAGGAGGTCCAGCTTCTACGGTTACATTTGATGATGATCAAACTGAATTACTAAGTGACATGCCTTCATCCGAAGAAGACAAAGTAGATCTTGATGCAGATGAATTGGAGGCTTATGCTGATAAAGTTGATGCTGAAGCTGAACTTGAAAAACCCGAAATGCCTAAAGGTGAGGAAGAATTCGGAGATGAAGAAGGAACTACAGAATTAGAACTTGATAATGAAACTGAAGAAGAAATTCCAGCTGAAGATGAAGAAGATAAGAAAGAAGAAACTGTAGGCGCACCTAATAAAAACTTAGAAAGAACAGCTTTTGATAAAGACAAGAATCCTAATGATTTAAATGAGCCTAAAAAAGTTAAAAAAGTATTTCTTAAGAGACCCAAACAAACAAAATAAAAACTAAATCTTTACCGTTATGTTAAAATTTAATAAACAAGAAATATACCTTATATTTGAAGGACTTAAGTGTTTAATGAATACTAAAAAATATTCACATAAAGATATAATGCCTCTAGTAAATAAAATGCTTGAAACCGGAAAAATTGATACTTCTCGACAAGATGCATTCAAAATTCCCGAATCAGTTAATGAAGAGCTACAATTACATGACAAAGTTAAATATGATAAGCAAACCGGGTTTATTACAGGAGAAATAAACGGAAAATTTATTGTAATGATTCAGGGAAGAACCTACCTCGTAGATCCCAAAGAACTTAAGGAATATTCACCTAAGCCCGAAATAACAACTAAACCTCATATGAAATTTGATGAAGAAACACAAAAACTTCTCTTTGAACAGTATGTTAAATGCGGAATTCATCAGGGCAACATTCCAGTAAAAACAAACAGATGCTTTGTTAGATATGATCAATGGGAAAATGCAAGAGAAGATCAGCAAGTAAGAGTAAGCGTTGAAGGCATAGTTACATACGTGCCTAAAAATAAAATCGTAATATATGAAAATGTTAACGATTTTGCTAATCCTGAAAATTATGTTCCTGGGGTATTGATTGATCAAGTTACAGAAGAAGCTACACAAAATATTTTAGTTAATGTTATTGACTATACATCTGCGTTAGGTGATGCTGATAGTATAAGAATAATCATACAAAATGATATGGGAGAGCAAGAATTTCAAACTGCTCCTAAATCAATGGTAAGAACGTTATCAATTTAAAATTATGGCAACAAAGAAAAATATCACACCTACGTCATCGCCAGGGTTTTTAAAACCTATAAAATCGCTTTTAGATAATATTAAAAACGTATGGGGATATTTTATGACTGTTGTTGCAATAGGAACATTTGTTTGGACATTAGGAGTTAAATCTGAAAGAAAAAGCGTAGATACTGCTAATCTTAAAAATGCTGTAGAATCATTAAAAGAAAACAGCAAAAAAATAGATACGTTAATTATTATAATTAATGATATTAAAAGTTCTCAGGCAAATTTAGTTGAAGGACAAAATTCTTTACGGGATTCATATGTAAAATATTTGGTTAATGATCCAAAATTAACTAAAAAAGATTTTATGGAATACATGCAAGGGCTTGAATTTCAAATTGAGATGCCAAATATTCCCGAGATTACAAAATCGACTAACGATACAATAGAATATAAGCCAAAGATTACAGTTAAAAAGGCTGGTTCTAATATAAAATAATCAGTTAAGTTCACAAAAATTAAAAGCGTGTTAAAACTTATCACGCTTTTGTTATATAAATTAAAAATTATATAAATTTTAACTTTATGGCAACAAATCATTATGTTAAAAACTCTGAATTACGGGAAGAAATAATACGATGTAAAAAGAATGATGTTTTATCAGAAGAAGCTATTAACATGTTTATAATCCTTGCTAAAAAATACTCCAATAAATATCAATATATGTATGAAGAAGATAGAGAAGATTGCATTTCATTTGCAGTTATGGACTGTTATCTTTATTGGAGAGGTTATGATCCTGAAAGATCACAAAATGCATTTGCCTATTACACTCAAATAGTCAAAAATGGATTCGCTAAAGGTTGGCGTAGATTATACGGGAATTTACCTAAATCACGTAAAATATCTCTTTCAACTAACAATATATATAACATATAAATGGCTTTTAATGAATCATATAAGCATTGGCATAAACCGGATATGTCTCCTAATGCTAAAACACAACAAGGATATTATAAGCTTCAAAACCCGCAAAAATATCTGGGCAATCCATCTCTTGTAATATATCGTTCTTCTTGGGAACATTCGTTTTGCCGTTGGTGTGATTTTTCTCCTTCTGTTTTACGTTGGAGTTCAGAACCCATAAGAATTCCATATTATGATAGAATCTCCAAACTTGAGGAATGTAAAAAACAAGGCTTAGATCCTAACAATCCAAAAAATTGGGTTGTTAAATATTATAATACAGATTATTGGATTGAAGTTGATAAAGGCGATGGTGAAATACAGAGAATGTTTATTGAAATAAAACCTTCAGGAAAATTAAAAAAACCTATCCCACCAAATGCAAATGCACCTCTTAAAGAAATTAGAAAATTTAACAACGATGCTAAAGAATACTTGATAAATGAAGCTAAATGGGCTGCAATGAATGCATGGGCAGAAAAAAGTAATGCTAAATTTTATGTCTTTACAGAGCATACGTTAGAAAAACTTATAGGTCGATTTTGGCCAGCGAATAACAGATAATGAAATCGCCTAAAGAATTACATGAAATATATAAGCGAATCGATGATATCGAAAAAGTTGCTTATGAAAGATTAATAGAAAATTACTTACGACTTGAATTAAAGGGTGATCATAAATTAATTGATATAGACTCAACTGATCAAGAATCTTTAATAGCTCGTGCTAATCGTGGGTTGCCTATCCCAGGAATGATTTATATTTTTATCAATGTTGATGAAAATAATCTAGTTGAATTAGAAAATTTTAAAACAGGAAAACAAGTTACTTTTCATGATTTTACTCCAATAGTTTTTTGCACTTCTTTTAACCCGACAACAAAGTTAATTAAAGGCATTAACATGAATATTTTGCCACCTTCAGAAAGATTAAAGTTTCTTCAAGTGTATTATGAATATTATAAAAACTTTTTTCAAAAAATAGAAGAAAAAACTCAAAACAATAAATTAGCTGTTAATTATACATATATTATGGCTACAATACTTGGTAAGAATCCTCAACTTTTTGAGATATTTAATAAAAAATATAACACTTTATTCGAGTTTGGTTATCGATCATACTATTTAAGAAATGTAAGAAAATTTAGAATGATTGAATACGAGGAATGGAAATATATCCCGTTCTTAACACCTTCTTATGCGTTTAAAAGAATTAATTTAGAAATACTTTATCAAATGTATTGGGACAATCGAAATAACAAAGAATAAAAACCATAATTATATTGTTAAATATAAATATATAAATAAATAAAAGTAATTATTGTGGCTGGAATATTTTCATTACGCAATTTAGATAGAGGCTCCCGAGGATTTTTAGATAATTTACAAAGAAATATTCGTTATCTTTCTGTGCTAGGAATGAAATGGGATCAAAATCTCATTAAACAATCCAAGTCTATCGGAATATCTGAAATTCAAGAAGATTCAATGTATAGCCTATATGGTCAACCTCAAATGGCCGCAGGCAGAGATATTGGACAAACAGAATTTATTGCTTTTTATGACAAAGAATATCCGACAAGAAGAGACTTCTTAAGAAGATTTGCAATGAATGGTGAAATAGAATACGTTTTAGATGTTATTGCCGATGAAACTATTATCCAAGATGATGCTAACTTTTTTGCATATCCAAATACGCAAAAGCTTAAATCTGTTTTAAAAGCTGAAAAGGCTAAAGAAATTGTAGATGATTTAAATGAATCATTTAAAAGAGTTTATTATGCATTTGGATTTAATCAAGGACATGCTGCTTGGCACTATTGTAAAAAATTTCTTATTGACGGATTTCTTGCCTTTGAAATAATTTATGACGGAGAAGGAGATGAAGATGCAAAAAACATTTTAGGATTTAAAGAATTAGATCCCGTTACATTAGAACCTGAATTACGAATAGATGAAGAAGAAAATGAATATCGGGTTTGGGTTCAATTCAGAGGAGACGCAAAAAGACAAAGAGAATTAGTTGATGGTAATGTAATTTATATCTCATGGGCACGAAATAATTTTATTTCAAGATTATCTTACGTAGAAAGATTGGTTAGATCTTTTAACATGCTAAGAACAATGGAAAATTCCCGTATTATATGGAACATTATTAATTCACAACACAGAATGAAAATAGTTGTTCCTATAGGTACACAATCTGAAGTTAAAGCTCGTACAAGATTATCAGAACTTAGAGGAATATATAAAGAAGATGTTAACATCGATTATGATAGCGGTGAAATAACTATAAATGGACAACCTAACTTTTCATTTGCAAAACAATATATTATTCCTTCTAAAGAAGGAAGCCAAACTGAAATAGATTCTTTTGCCCCAGCGGGATATGATCTTTCAGATACAAATGCGTTGGGGTATTTCTGGAAACGGTTTATCATTGAAACGAAAATTCCAAAGGATAGGTTTTCTTCTATAAGTGGTGAAGATGCAACATCAGCATGGAATTCCGGAGGAGATAGTATTGCAAGAGAGGAAATACGTTTCAATTATTTTATTAATAGAATTCGTACAATTTTACAGGAAATATTACACAAACCGATGTGGATTCAATTTTGTTTGAAACATCCCGAATTTGCAAAAGATAAAGCCTTGAAAGGCGCAATAGGCATTCAATTTATTGAAGAAAACTTATTTACTGAAGCTAAGAAAAGAGATATAATTTCAAAAGGCGCAGATATAGTTGAAAAGCTTATGAACATTAGACAGCCTGAAGTAGATGATGAAGGAAAAATTACAATGGATGGAATGTACTTTGATCCAAAATTCTTAGTTGAGAAATATATGAACTTTACAGAAGAAGATCTTAAACTTAATGCAAAATACAAAAAGGAAAGAAGAGAACAACTTTCTCGTATTGCAGATGCAGTTAAAAGATTAAATAAAAGCGATGAAGGCGAAAGTGGTGGTGGCTTTGGAGGAGGTTCTGATTTTGGAGGAGGCCCAGACATGGATCTTGGAGGAGGAGCTCCTGAAGAACCAGGAATGGAAGAAATGCCTGATGCAGATAGCGACTTAGGAATTTAATTTTATGTTTAACTTAAATAAATCAAAACAAACACTATGAAAACAGTACTATTTATTACGTTAGGAGTAATAGCATTAATTCTTATTATTGGGTTAATTCAGCGTAGTCGTAGAAAAAGAATCGTTATACCTGAACCAATAAATGATAAGCAAATTTTAGATCCTACTAATTTTGGAGGTTCACAAATCAGTAATGAACCTACGCAAAATGAATTTCCAGTTACTCCCGAGAAACCGGAAGAAGAACAAGTATCTATGAAAATTAAAGAAGAACCTCATATTGAAAAAGAAGATTTAAAAACTGATGAAAGTCTTCCTAAGGAAAAGCCTGCACCTAAGAAAAAGGCTCCGGCGAAAAAAACGTCAACAGAAAAAGTGCCAGCAAAAAAAGCTCCAGTGAAGAAAACTACACCTAAGAAGCCTTCTACTGAAAAGAAAGCAACTACTGCAAAAAAGACGCAAACAAAACAAAAATAAAATTCTATTAATTATGAAAGATTTTTTTAAAAAACTTTGGACTAAAATTAAAAATTGGGCCATTGAAACAGCATGGCCATGGTTAAAGAAGGGTTGGATGCATTTAGTTAACATTATTATTGTGGCTATAGCATATGGAAAACTGTATGATACATTGCCTGCTGTTGCAGCGCTTGTAGGATTTTGGTTATTTATTCTTTTAGCTTATTACATTTTCTGGAAATTTTTTGGCTTTGATAAAGTATGGAAAAATTTTATTGAAGAAAAAAGAAAAAAGAATAAAATTTAACTATAAATTAACAAAGTTAAAGTATCAAAATTGATTTTTGGTATTATATTTAAGATATTGAGACACTCCGAAAGGATAGTTAGAGAGTAGGTATGTAAGACGCGGGTTCGATTCCCGCCATCTCCACGATTCTTTTCCGTTGGAAAGGAACTTATAAAGGCTTTGATGATTGAGCCAGCTAATCAATCATAAATGGGGATGACTTGGCTTTGATTGCATACTAAGGGTAATAGCGAACATCTCAAGACGCAATTAAACGGCGAACAGTTTAAAGAGTATCGTATGGCAGCTTAAGAAGTTTGTATACGACAAATGAAAAAAAGGGTGGAATTAATTCCACCCTTTTAAATTAAACATAATTTATGTATGTCTAAGCATTATTATAATTATTTCTATCGAGTAGTAAATTTAATTACAGAAAACTTTTATTATGGGGTACATAAAACTTCGAACTTAAACGACATGTATATGGGTTCGGGCAAATACATTAAAAATGCAATTAAAAAATATGGAAAAGAAAATTTTAAAAGAGAAATTTTAAAATTTTTTAATACATTTGAAGAAGCATTGGATTATGAAGCAAAAATTGTAAATGATAATGTTTTAAACGACCCCAAATGTTATAATTTAAAAATAGGAGGCAAAGGCGGCTCAGCAAAGGGCAGGATTTCTCCTATGAAAAATAAACATCATTCTGAAATTACTCGAAAAAAAATTAGTAATAGCGAAAAAGGAATATCAAAAAATAAGGGTATGCGCATGTCAGACATTACTAAAAGAAAGATTAGTCTTAATAATGGTATGCGTAATAATGGCTATTTAGTTTCAGGAAATAAAAATGGCATGTTTAATAAAACTAAGGAAAAAAATCCGAATTATAATACAATTTGGATATACAATAAAGATTTAAACTATACAAAAAGAATAGATAAAACTTTATTAGATGAATATCTTTTAAAGGGATGGGTAAAAGGGAGAAAAACTAAAGCTACCTAAGTGCCGGCTTTTTTTATCTTTTTTCATAGAAGTAAAGAATATATAAATAAAATAAATGTTAAAGATATGAAGGCTAGAACAATCAATGAACACGACTGGGACGATGAAAGATATGAAGGCGAAGACGGCCCTTTTATCAAAGATGATGGCTGGGATGAAGATGCTCTTGAAGAAGTAGGATTAATAGATTGGATGGAAAATGTGCAGCGCCTTCAATACGAAATTCTTAATGCTAGAAGAGGTTCTTACGGCATTAGCGGAACAACAGCAGAATATCTTGTTGGTGATCTAGAGGAATTAAAACGAAGTCTAGAAGCTATAATAGAAAATATACAAGACGAACTTTAAATATTAATATTAAAGCATAAGAATATATAAAATAAAACCATACTTATGAAAGCAGGTAATTTCAACATTAATGATTATTTAGAAAAACTTTATGAAGATGCACTTCCTATGATGGATGGGGGAGAAGGATTAACAAATGCCGATGGTCTTATTATTCCAGATGAAAATAAGAAATCTTATGATTGGCTTAAAAAAGAATATCAAAAGAGCCAAACAGAAATTAAAGTTGAAATTAAAATGGGTGATGCCAAGTTTGATCCAAGATATGACCTACAAACGGACCTTGATTCCGTAAAAGAATTTAAACCTGGAATGTATGGGGAAATTAAAACTAAAGACACACCTGATACAAAAGATCAAAATTCTACGGGAAAATCAAGTCTTGACCCAAAGAAAAATAGCGCATCATTTACAAAGGAAGAAGGCGAAAAAGATAAATCTGATGAAACTGTTGAAAATAAATCTAATATAAATAAAAAATCATCTGTATCATTAGATAAGAATAAAGACGAAAAAGAAGAAAAGAAACAACCTTTGGATGATAATACTAAAGTTAAGAAGATTGATCTTAAAACCAAAAAATAATGAAGAAAGATAATCTATTAGCAGATTATTTGAATAACGCTAAGGAAAATTCATTGCCTGAAGAAGACATAGCTCAAATGTCAGAAAAAACGTGGCCTGAACTTTTAACATTAAATTTAACATCATTTTTATTGCTTGTTACTCGTTCAGTCGTGTTTGGTTATTCATTAAAAATATTATTTGGCACAAACTGGGCTTTTATTGAAACGATATGTATAGGTTTAGGAATTGTATTTATATTTTCTTATTTAACAAATATTTTATCAATCTTTAAAAAATAAACAAATGTCGGCAAAAATAATCTGTCTAGAAGGACTTGACTCTAGCGGAAAATCTACGCAAGTTATTTTATTGACTAATTATTTAGATAAACATAGATTATCATATAGGTTTATTCATTTTCCTACATATGATAAAACCGTTGCAGGAAAAGTCATATCATCTTTTCTTTGTGGTGATCTCGGCGATATAAACGAAGTTGACCCAGTATTTGTGGCTAATATTTATGCAATGGACAGATATCTTTATCTTTCAAAAATAAATGACATACTTGATAAATATGATGTTTTAATTTTAGATAGATACGTATTTTCAAATATGGCATATCAAGGAGCGAAAGCAAAAACTGATTCACATACAAAAGAATTAAGAGATTGGATATATAATTTTGAGTTTAATTTTTTAAAACTTCCTTATCCCGATTTAACTATCTTTTTTGATGTTCCTATTAAAATTATCAAACAAAGATTAGAAACTCGGCGAACCGGAACTGATAGAGAATATCTTAAAGGAAAGGAAGACATTCATGAAAAAGACATAAAATTTCAATCAAAGGTTAGAGATAACTATTTAGCATTAAAGGGCTACAGTAAGTATGTGATAATACCGACAAAGACGCTGTCTCCTGATAAAATTTTTAATAAGTATGAAAATTATTTATCATTTGTTTTAAATGTTTAAAAATAAGAGTATGGCATACACGTACCCGAATAAACCGAACTCCGAAAAAAATAAAATCAATGAATATATTTCTGATTATGCAGAAAATAAAGTTCTGTATGATTTAATGAAAAAACATTCGCCGTATCATGTAAAAATAATAGAAGACATTTCTGACAATTGGTTTATTCAAATTTTATTCTATAAACGAGGAACAGGGGTTATTGTAGATAAGCATTCTATTATTCGACCGGATTTAAAGACATGGATAAGCTATTTAGAATCTTTGGGATATAAAATTGTTAATTAATTTTTATTTAACAGATAAAAAGTATCAAAAACGTCTTTTTGGTTTATATTTATATAAAAACTTTTGAATATTCAATAAATATAATTAAATAATTTTTTAAACTAAAATAAGTTAATTTATGGCAAATAACGTTACAAATCCTATGGATCAAGCACTTACAGTTGATTCAACGCAAAAAATTGAAACTAAAGCATACGTTCCAACGTATCGAATTAAACCCGAATTTAGAAAAGCTATCCTACAAGCTATTGGGGATATGCCCTTTAACCAGATTGCAGGCCTTATTAATGCAATTGATGTTGAAACAATAGATCATCAGACATTGACTCAAATTGTTAACGCACTTGGGCAATTTCCCTTTGTAAGAGTAGAAAATCTTATGAAAAACATCAGTTCGTACGTACAACAGGTTATTGATGACGATTAAAAACACATATAAACATTAAAACACGTATAAACAAAAATAAACATTTTTTACATTTTTTATTTATGGCTAAAGACACAAGTATTCAAACGTTAGCATTGAATTTTATAAAAAACAAAAATAACGAAAATTTTTCAAATCTTATTAAACGTCTTAAGCCCGGTCTTTTTTCTTTTGTGTACAATTTTGTAAAAGATAAAGATCTTGCAAATGATGTTGTTTCGCAAACTATCATTTTGATGTGGCAAAAAATTGATCAATACAATCATAAGTACAATTTTTCAACATGGGTTTATGCAATTGCAAAAAATGAATCGTTAGGTGCTATAAGACAAAAGAATAAAGTTTTGTCTTATGATAAGTACATGAATAATCATTCTCGTTTACTTCAGTTATATAATCCCGTTTTTAACATGAATACTGAAGTAATAGGCCCGGTTGGAGAAGAACTTACACGAAAATTATTTGACGCCTCATTAGCTGTCATTAATGAATTAAAAGAGCCATATCGTACAGTTATGTTAGAAAGAGAAATTAAGCAAAAACAACTTAATGACATAGCAAATGATTTAGGATGGAATTTATCAACTGTTAAAACAAGATTACGTAAAGGACGAAAGGATGTAGCAGAAGTTTTATATAAAAAATATCCTGATTTAGTGGATTCGTATCTTGGAAATGAAACTTAAAACTGATATGTTTAATTTTTTAAAACCAAAAAACTGGGGTATCGTTAAAGTATATCGAGATCTTGAGAATTTTGCTGATTGGAAAAGAACTGTTCGTAGAGAAGAGGCTAATCCTAATTCAAAATTTTCTAAATGGAATATGCAACGAACAGCCTTCTATGACATTTATGTGATCATTAATCTTGAGGAAGAAGATTATAATTTACCAGAAGTTGTTAAACGAACAAAAATTCTTGAATCATTATCTCCGATTAATAGATATTTAGATGAAGATTTAGGATTTGCTGAATGCTTAGACATTGAATTTAACCAATTTGAAGACGAAAAGGGTGTATTAACGTTATCTTATCTTATTTTATATAGATTTAGATTTGAAAAATTTTCTTTAAAATGGATTATTAAATCATTAATTATTTTAGGCGTTATAATTTTCTTCATTGTAAGATTTGATCTGATACAACAATTTATATCTTGGGTCGTAAGTATTTTTTAAATAATGTTTCAGTTTGATAAAGAAAATATACGTTGGATAAAAGATGAACGTGGATTACCATCTTGCTATTATAGAATAAAAATCCCAAGTGTTAGCACTATTTTATCAGAAATGGTTCCTGATCCAGACTTTGAACAATGGGTTCTACGTATAGGAAAAGAAAAGGCCGAACAGATAATGACCGTAGCGGCCAATCGGGGTTCATCCATGCATCTTTTTATTGAAAACTTTATAATCCATTACCATCAAACTAAAGATGTTTCTAAGGCCCTAAAATACACACAGGAGGAAAGCCCTAAAAATCTTATAACTGAAAACATTCCTGCTGTAAAAATTGAAGAAGGGCGTGATTTATTTTACAAGTTTTATTATTCAGATTATGCCCAACAATTTTCTGAGATGATAGCAGTAGAAATGGGAATATTTTCAGCATCATTATTTTATCGAGGAAAATTAGATATTTTATATAAAGATAGAAATTTTGGATTGTCTCTCACAGACTTTAAATCATCTAATGGGAAAATTAAAAAAGGAAGCGTTAAAGAACTTAAATATAAACTTCAACTTGGAGGTTATGCTTTAGCTCTTGATGAAATGTATAAAGAAAAGAACATTATAATTAACAGGGCATCAATACTTTGTGTTGATAAACAAAGCGATATTTTGCAAGAAATAGAATCTGTAGGCAAAGAATTAGCCGAGTATAAAGAAAAATTTAAAGAATTAGTAGTTCAGTATCATATTAAAAATAACACAGAGTATTTAATTAATGATAGAGAATAAAGATAAATTACATAATTTTCCGACTGTTAATTGGATAACGTTAGAAAAATCTGTGGATCGTAAAGAATACATGATTTCACAACTAGATTCTTTAGGCTTAAAACATAATATGATAGAAGGTTATGATGGCTTAACTACAGATTACACGAATAGCCCTATTGTAAGCGGAGACTTTTTTTATCAAATGAATTCTCC